CATACAATTAACTTTATTCCACCAAGGTTTGTGATGGTAATTGTTAAACGCCCATATATCTTCTATACCTATATAGACATCTGGTTTGAACTCCTTTACAGCTTTATCTACTAGGGTGTACCCGTAACCCTCTGCCCTCCGGCTCTTTGTGTCAAGTGCTGCTAACTGTGCCGGGGAGGGTGTGACACCTCTACACTCCCAAGGCACCAACTTAGTCCTTGGGTCTTGCCACTGAAGACCGTTGGCTAGCTCAAATAACTCGTATTTTCCTGTGTCGTACAGATACCTAAGTATGTTCTTCTTATTTTTACCAAAGCCAGTGAATGCTTTGCAGAAGTTAGAATGGATGATTACTTTTTTCTTCATGACCGAGACTTAAGCTCTTCATTTTTGTTAAAACGATAAGCGTACAACTCCTGAAGGGAGAACCTAAAGAACTCTAATAGACAGTAAGCCTCTGACATTTCAACACCAATCCCAAACTTGTTAGTGGAGTTTCTAACAATACCGAAAGAGAAAGCGTTCGGTCGCCCGTCCCTCTTCCAAGGTTTGAAAGATATCTGAGTCTTGTTATCCTCAAAAGAATGGTAAGCTGAGAACTCTGTGTAATTTTCTATGGCATTTATTAAACCTCCAATCTCTGTCTCATTTAACTTTATCGAAACAGAAGCTTCTGGGTTTTTGGCGTTCTTGGCGAAAGACCCAGTCCTTTTTGACTGGTCCCAAGAATACTGCCTAACAGCCCTTACATACACACAAGGTTCTCCTGTTTGTACAACACTCCCAAGGTCGCAACTGAAAGCGCACCCTGTGTTTCTAGGGTTGGGTTTGTAGAGCTTCACAATCATACAAGATAATATGTATTACGGGAACTAATTCTAAATTTTTAGTGTATATATGGATATGGATAATTTTGATATCGACCCCGATATGGTAAAGAGTATTAGAGAAAAGTTTGGCATAAGCAAAGACACCTTTAGACAAAGGGCAGATTTTATGATCGAGTCCAAGAAAAACAAGGAGGATGTAGAAAAACTACTCCAACTGGTAAAACAGCTAAGAGATGAAGAGTCTAGCTGTTAGGGCCATCTTCTAGCACAGGCTCTGTAATATTCTTCCTAATAAACTCCCTATTCTCTTTAAAAGCAGGTATTTTACACATCCTCTCGTAAGACAGGGAAAACTCGTCAATAATCCTAACTATTTCATAAACCCTTTGGGACTCATACAAGTACACCTCCTTAAGGTACCTAATCAAATAAGAGATGCATTTTTTTCTTAATTCTACTGCATAGAAAAGATCATAAAGAGTTTTGTCATAATCCACCCCCAAGCTACTACAGAATTTTTTAACAATATCTATTTCCACCAAAGGGCCAAGACCAAAAGAGAGGGTTATATCCGCAATGTCTGAAAACACATGGCCTTTACACAGGTTTCTAAGGTCATCAAATTGAACCCCTTCTCTGCTAATAAACACATTACTGGGTGTTGCACCGCCTAGTATCAACCCTGTTGTTATGTCCGGGAGTTTTGATTTTAGAGAGTTTATCTCTTTTTTTAGACAAGAAACCAAATTTTCTATCTTGGAAAAGTCTGAGTTTGCGTCTATAGCCTTTATCTGCTCGTCCCCAAATATGTGCCTCATATTACTGTCCTTGATGAACTGGTTGTTTAAACCTTTGTATGTCAGCCTCCCTACACTCTGCCCGTGCAAATTCTTATAAGCTTCTAAAAACAAATCTAGCTCTGTGGAGATGTATGAACGGCCAACCTCCATTATAGGCTCACCGTTATGGAATTTGCACAGTAGGTAAAGGATCTTCTCTCCAACCTCTACAACACCTCCATCTATGTACTCAGGTGTGTTTGGTGTGTTTAGTCTCTTAGAGTTCTGGATCTCTTTCAAAAGGTGCTTGTTATCATAATCATAGGAAAACTTCAGAGATAGCGCCCCATTCTTTGTAAAGATACGGTACATATCGTAATCTTCCGAAGAGTCTATTGAGTCTAACCTAGTGATATCTACGTTGACGTTAGAATTAGAAAGAATTCTATTTATAAACTCCATCTCTACATTAGATGGTTGGCTTGGTATAGGCATTGTATACAACCTGCCATTGTATATGGAGCTAATCTTCATATCTTATAATAAAGAAATCCCGCCCCCTTTCAAAAGGGACGGGATAACACGAACACAACGATAATATAGGCTAAGAAATGCGACCGAAAATTTTAGATCCTGAACGGACCCCTGTGATACTCGTTTTAGAGAATCGCCGGGTCCGATTGTAGTTGCGGTCATACACCACAATAGTTTTGTCTGTTTCAGATTGAAGCTGAGCGTTAAGTGACTCGCCCTGCTTGGTGTAAAGACCAAAGAAGCGACCTTTGGAATTTCTGATTGCCGTTAATACTGTCTTACTCATCTAATTTAGATTAGTACACTTTGATGTTTTTGTCAACAACTTTTAATGATATTTTTTCAACATTCTTGTTCTCTATTACAAACCTAGCTATAGGAGTCTGTAGAAGCTTCTTCACAATCACCTTTACGTTCCTTGCGTGGAGTTTCTCTGTTTTTATTTTATTTAAAATAAATTTATGGACTGTCTTTCGTGTTTTAATAGAGATATTCTTCTCTCTCAACCTTTCAGCTATAAAGGAGATCTCTTTGCTTACGATACTCATCATAACATCATCTGTCAAAGCGTCAAAAACATAAGTGTTGTTAATCCTCGCAATAAGTTCTGGTCTGAGGCTCTTCTTCAAGCTATCCTCGTAAACAAAGTCGTCAGACGGACTATCATCGACAAAACCGACAGACTTGGCCCCCGTCTGCTGATGGCCTATGTTGGTAGTGAGAATGACTATGCTTTTAGAAAAATCTATTTTCCTATTCAAGTTGTCTGACACATACCCTTCGTCTAGAAGATGGAGAAGTATGTCCAATATTTTAGGATCAGCTTTCTCTATCTCATCAAATAACACAACGCAGTTAGGGTTGTTCCTGACGAACTCTGTTAAGATCCCACCCTCTTCGTAACCCACATAGCCAGCATTAGCCCCGATTAGTTTTGAAATACCTGTCTTGTCTTGGTATTCACTCATGTTTATCTGTATAAAAGACCTATCACTCCCGTAAAAGTTTTTAGCTATATTTTTAGCAGTGAATGTCTTTCCAACACTTGTCGGCCCTACAAACAAGAAGTTAGCCAAAGGTTTATCTGGGTCATTAAGGCCGACCTTAACGCAAGACAGGTTGTCGTAAATATCGTCTATGACCCTATCTTGCCCGAATATCTCCTTCTTCATCTTGTCTTTGAATAGAGAAAATCTAAAATTAGTCTCACCAATTATCTTCTTGGAGACACCCGTCTTTGATTCAAACACCTCCAATATATCAGCATTAGATATAGACACTTTCTTCTTGGATGTGTCATTATACTTAGAAATACTTTTTATATAGTCTTCCATGGTATTTACAAAATCCTCTTCATTCTCACAAGGTTTTGTAATCATATCTGAGAACTTCTTTTTTGCTTCAACCACATAATCTGGGGGGTTGTCGAACTTAATCTTTGTCCTCGCCCCTATTTGGTCAACAATGTCAAAAGCTTTATCTGGGAACCTCTTGTTAGAAAGGTATATCTCACAGTTATCTAGGATTTTGTCGATATTAGCTTTCGAGAACTTAACCCCATGAAAATCTTGATAGTAAGGCAAAGCTTGATTCAGCATATCCCTAGTCTGATCCTTGGAAGGTTCTTGAACGTCAACTTTATCGAACCTCCTCTTCAGCGCACCGTCTTTCTCAAAGATTTTTTTATACTCCTTCGAAGTGGTAGCCCCTATACATTTTATAGAGCCTCTGGCTAACGCTGGCTTAAGCATATTAGAAGCATCCATATTCCCTTCTGACGAGTTACCAGCGCCTATAACAGTGTGGATCTCGTCAAAGAAAAGTATGATGTTATCTTTCCCCTCTACTTCCTTCAACAACCCCTTGAACCTCTCTTCGAACTGACCCCTATATTGGGTGCCAGCCAACATACCAGCTATGTCCACAGAATATATTTGACACATAGACATATGGCTAGGGACTTGATCAACCATGATTCTCTGAGCTAAACCTTCTACAATAGCCGTCTTACCAACACCTGCACCCCCGACAAGAATGCTGTTACTTTTATTTTTTTTCGACAAGATCTCTATGACACTCTCTATCTCTTCGTCTCTTGAGACAATGGGAGGAAAGTCTTTCATAAACATCTCTTGGTTCATGTTCACACAATACTTGAGAAGGTTTTCTGGAACAACCTCTTTTTCTCCCCCTTGACTATAAGAAGAGGACTTCTCTTTCGTGTTCTCAGAGAAAACATTCGAAGGTGAACTGTTATTAACGACAGGGTTAGAGTCTACAATAATCTCCTCTATCACATCTTTGAAGTAATCGGTCTCAAGCCCAGAATCCTCCAAATCCTTTTTAAAATTAGATTTAGTGTCTAGTAGAATATAAAGCAAATGTTCCACACCAACGAAATGATCATCATGAGTTTCGGCAAAAAACTTAGACTCTAGGATTGTAGAATTCAACTCGTCATGCCAAGCATTTTCGTTCTTCCTTTTCGCAAAAAAATCTGGGTTCTTCCTACAAAAATTTTTGAATGTTTTAATAAAATCCCTAGGCTCGTAGACCACACCCCTACTCTCAAACAACAATATATTTCTATCTGATAGGTTTATAAGGCAACCGTAGATCAAATGCTCATTCCTAACCCTACCATGGTTATTAGCTTCAGCGAACAGCTTGGCATCCCTAATGGCTTTCTTGGCCTTAGGGGTCAAATTGTATTCAGTTAATGACATCATAATATATTACACTTTTATTACCAAATTGTTACTTTTGCTCCTCTTTTGTTTCAAGTAGGCTCTTGTCTATATGCTTCGGTTGCATCCAAACATGTTCATCTAGACTCTTTATATTGTCCAAGAAAACAGTAGTCCCCCTATCACTTCTAGCTAAGGTGCCATTAATGATGACAACCTCCCCTACTTTTGGTTGGGGCATATCCTTCCTCTTCCATTTTGTCAACTTATCTCCCATCATCATAGTTTCTAAAACCCCCATTTCGTCAGCTACCTGCCACCCTGAATATGTGTTTCCCGCCCTACTCACAGCATCATGATTTATTTGGGCTACAACACCGACGAACATGACTTTAGACCCGTGACTCTCGTCCTTTATGTCCAAGGTTGAAAGTATAGGCAAGCGTTTATCGACAGCGTCCTTTATCTTCTTCGTTGCGCTATAACCTAGAATTTTTCTCTCACAAAACCAGTTTGTGAAAGACTCTCTTTTCTTGTTGTTCTCGTAAATAAGGGTATGGTTTAGAGTATTTTTCTGTATAGTCCTCCACCTTGTCTCCTTTATCATAAGCCTCCCTTTCTCATCTAACATAGGGTTGTCTTTGTTAGGATTAGCCTTCTCTAAATTGTCCAGAAGGTCCCCCTCCATCAGTGCAAAGTGATTCTGTTCCCTCGGCGTCAAGTTGTTAAAAACCCTAAGTTCATAAACTAACCTACAACGCTTTAGAGGGCCTCCCTCAAAGAGGGAGTCGAAGAGACCTGCTTGTATTAAAGCAGACAAGGTTCCTACGTCCAAACCTGCATCTTTGGCACTGATAAAAGCCTCGTACTTGTTTTTAAATGACTCCCCTCCTCTGAACTTTATAAGAGCATCAAAAGCTTTGGCTGCAACACCTTTAATGGATTTAAAACCATAACGGATACCACCTTCTTCCAAGGTGTGTTCCTGCTCTGACAAGTTGAAGTCAGGAGGAAGCAAGGATATATTGCAAGATGGGTTACTGTACTTAGGTAGCGCCAGCTCCCTCTCTACCGAAGAGATCACTTGTAATTCATCATCATTATTGTGGGCGAAGTTTAACATAGCCCAGAACATCTCTTTTGGGTAATTCTGTTTAAGGTATGTTTGAACAGCAGACAAATAAGCATAACTCATGGCATGAGATTTATTAAACGAGTAGTTGGCTGAGTCTTCAGCAACACTCCATAACACTTCTGCGATCTCTGGAGCTAAGTTTTTCTCTTTGACCTTTTCTTCTATCTTGGATTTCCAAGATTTCATTTTATCTACCTTCTTTTTTCCAACTATCCTCCTAAGTTGTTCAGCTTCATCTAAACTAAACCCAACTTTAACAGCCATTTTCATCAACTGCTCCTGATAGAGAGGGATTCCTCCTGTGTACCCTAAGATATCATCAAAATACTCATGCACAGATTGGAACTCCCCTGTTTCTACATACCTGATATAATCATTTTGGAATTCTATGGCTCCGGGTCTGGCCACAGATAGAACAGCAGACAGCTGCTCAATATTCCTAGGTTTAACATTGTAGCAAACCTTCCCGGCTGTCGGAGCTTCAATTTGAAATAAACCAGCAGGATCTTCGAAGTTTTGGTAAAATTGGTAAATGGACTTGTCGTCAACATCTATACTCTCCTTTTTGATCCCGACTTTTTTGCACACATCATCGACCACTGACAAGTTCTTTAATCCTAGGATGTCAAACTTCACACACAAGGCAGCAACATCATCCATGTCGTAACCAGAAACTAATTCACGGTCTTTCGTTCTTTGCACAGGCATGAGTGATGCCTGATTATCGGAACAGATGGCGACTCCTGAAGGGTGTACACCTGTACCTCTCACCAGACCCTCTATCTTCCTAGCTATCTTGTATATCTTTTTGCCCGAAGGTGATTCAAAAAACTCTTTTAATTCTTTACAATCTTCATAAGCCTCTGATATCTTAGCATTTTTTCCGTACTTTTTCGGGATAAAATCCGAGATCCTAGCTGCTTGCCCTTCTGTCATAAAGCCAGCTATCTTGCAACACTCTTTTACGCAGACCTTGCTACTCAAGGTGCTGAGCGTAAGAATCTTAGAAGTTTTTCCTTTGTTTTGATCCTCAATGTAATTAAGCACATCAGAACGGCGATGATAGCAGATATCATTATCAACATCAGCAAGGAGGGAACCGTCCAACAGTCCATCTCCCACTTTTTTAGATCTACTTTCGGATACGAATCTTTCAAAATATAAGTCGTGTTTGATTGGGTCTACATTGGTTACACCTAAAAGATACAAAACTAAACAACCAGCTGCAGAACCCCTTCCAAAGCCAGTCGGGATGTCTTTGCTTTTGCAATACTTTATGATGTCCCAATTGAGTAGAGCATAATCCACAAAACCAAGTCTGTCAAGGATTTCTATCTCTGTTTTTACCCTACTGTAGTAAACATCCCTCTCGCTCTTTTCTTTTTTGTCCACCCCTCTCTCTTTCACCCCTTTTCTGCACAAACTTCTCAATATATCAACACTAGAAGCATCAGGGTTCAAACCTAGCTCTTTTAACTCTTCATTTTCCAAATGTATCTCAGGCAATTTAACACCCTCTACAAAAGGTTTTTTGTACCTCATTACCACCTTGCGTTCTTTCTCGTTAATCATATTTCTAGTTCGAAAAGTTGTTTTTGAAAAACCTCGAAGTTTTTCTCTACATCGTAGCTAGCGTCATGGAGTTTATCAGAATCCCCTCCCAGTCCATATCTCTCTATACAAGCTTTCATACTTGCTTTCATCCCTTTTGGCCTAGTCGAGAGCCACTTGTATTGCCAGCAGATAAAGTCATCTATATCTAGCGACTCTGGTGACCCTGACTGTATAGCCCTTTCTAAGCACAAAGTGTCTATGATCCTTTCCATGAAGGAGTAGTCAGGAGCTAAACCAATCAGTTTCCTCCAGACGTTAACCATGTACACATCAAACCCCAAGACATTATGCCCCACGAGCTTGTGATCCTCATTGTAAAAGTCTTTTGAGAATAACTCCCAGACACTTTCTAGGTCTTCAGCTTTAGCCCTATAAGCTCTTTCATCGAAGCGGGTTATTTTTTGAGCGCCTTTCGAAACACCAAGATCCTTGTATGCCAAAAACTTATTGTTAGCTTTTATCTTTTTCTTCCCTTCGTAAACTGTCCAAGCTATCTGCCAAGGTCTGGACTTAATTAGGTTCAAACCCTCTGTTTCAAAATCAAAGACTACATACTTCTGCCTCTGATCAAATCTTAATATTGATTCCTTCATAATTCTATTTAATTGCTTCTATACAGAACTCATCGCTCCCGAAATGATCTAGTTCGGGATTTTGCAAATCGCTACGTTTACTGTTGGCCCTGTTGCACAGGACTCTGTATGTTTGGAAGGCTTCTATGTCCTCTTTCTTCTTATACAGAATACTTTTGACATCGCAAGTCTTATAACCATTTTTCTCAGTGTACTCTAGAACCTTCTTTGAGAGAAGGTGGTCGAAAGGCAAATTGTTGTTCTCAACCCAGAAAATAGGATTTTTAATTTTACTGAAATCTGGGTTAGCCTCACGATGATAGAAATTGTTCTTATGTATAAAACTATCGTAGAATGGGACTACAAAACTCAAGTGTTTTTCATCCCAGTATTTGTAAAAGTTTTTGTAATCTATCCTAGGGCTTACGACATCCATCTCAGAATCCGGGTCTTGTGGTTTTTTCGAGAGGAACCCCGACTCAGTATTAGCACACGAGTAGATTCTATTCATTATCTCACAACCCTTGTCATCCTTCGCAAAAATCACCCCTTTGTGAAAAGAGTTAGTATCGTTCTCCTGCATGTCAGAACAAAATATAAGACTAACCCCATAAATCAGATTGATGCCGTTGCTGTCACAAGCCTTAAAAGCTTTCATAAAAGACGTAAGGTTGTCTTCTACCAAGACTAAGTCCTTAATGCCTCTGTCTAAACATATCTCAATAATCGAGTCAGGACCATCTTCTTCACAGTCTGTCTCAAAGGTCAGGATACTCTTTCCATGAGAGTATGTGGACTTGAATACGGGAATAACCATGCCTTAGCATAACCCGTATAAATGACATGTCAAGAGCAATGAGCAGGGCATCCTGCGTAATACTTTATTTCATAAGTACACCCGCTGGGAACTTTCTGCTCGTCGAAATCATCTTCAAAACAAGAGCCAACAACTTGTCCTTCTGAATTCTTAAACTGGTAGTAGATAAAGTCAAACTTCATACCACAGTGCCACTTTATATTGCCGTCCTTTTTTAACTCCCCTTTTCTCTTGGCAAATCCGCACAGGAGCTTTCCGCTAAAAGAATTGTCGTTAGGAAAACCTTTGTAAGCGGCAAAGTTAGCCACTGCATCTTTCTCTGTAAAATTGTCTAGATACTGTTGAACCTCTGTGAGCTGAAGCTCAAAACCATACAAGTCTTCTTCAGACAAAGGTTCCATCCTCATGATGCCGCTTTTCTTCGCTTCAGTATCTAACTCAAACTTCAAAAATAAAAATTCACTCTGTTTAATAGGATAGTCTGGAAAGAGGTGTTTTACAGCTAAGCTATACATCAGATCCTGCATATTGTCTTCAGCATCCTTTCCTTTGAAGACCTCTTTGCTTGTCTTAAAATCTCTAATTAGGGCGAACTTCTTCTTTTTGTACAGAAATAGTTTGTCAATAAAGCCCCGGATCTTGTAGCACACCTCACCATCATTCTTGACTATATCAAAATCTTGCTCTGAAAACTCCTCAGTAGGTTTAGCTAAATCCCTCCCAAAGAAATCATAAGCTATGCCATTATAAGTCATCTCTTTTATCAATTGGATATTCTCAGGATCATCAACCTCATCCCTTATAGCATGTTTCATTACAAGCCTCTCTATGGAAGGTACAGAAAATATATCCTGCGTCTCCATGATCTTGTCATAATACTTCTTGCGCTTACTCTCACCTAAAAGCTCAAAAACTAAGTGACAAATAGAACCCCTTTTTGCACCATCATTACTAGTGTCGGGCAGCTTGAGCTTATATTTAGTCCAATAAAGCCAAGAGCAACTCTGAGCAGTCTTTATTCTGCTAGCAGAAAGTGATGTTTGGGGATCATTCATTTAATATCTTTGCTTTTTTTATGTCTTTTTGCGAAAAGAAGCCACTATTGTTCCTTACAAACTTAGATATGTAATCTCGCTGCTCTTTCTTATCGACCTCTTTTTGGACCCACTCTTTTAGATCATACGATTTTTGGTGGGCTTCTCCAAAATCATTTGCTTTTTTAGGTGGAAACTTTATACAGATTGTGTCCAAGTCGAAGTAATTTGATAATTTTAAATAATTTTTAATTGCCCCGATCAAACCTCTATTTTGAGACGAACCAGAATCATTGTTAGTTGATATTGTGACCCTATCTATGCTTTTGCTAGATAGGTAACTAATTATATTAGGCCCGGTCGATAAACCAAATATAACCAACACATTCTTTACGCCCTGTTCGTAGAGCGCCATAGCATCCCCTATACTCTCTACTAAAACAACTTCCCGCTTTTTAGTTATCTCTGAATCGCAACCATGCTCGGGTATGCAAGCGGGGTAAACCCACCCACTCTTCTTCCCAACATGTTTCCATTTCGGGTAATCGTTTTCCTCATCTATCTTCCTCCCAGAAAACCCCACAACTTGTTTGTTTTCGTTGTACACAGGGAACACCATCCTCCTATACATTTTACCAACACCAGCCAATCCAACCTTGAAAGAAATTTGAGTTTCTTCGCTAATCGACCTTCCTAAATAAAAATTATAGTTAGGGAACAACTTGTTGAGACTGTCGTCTGGGTAAACCCTCTCCATCTCTAATCCCTTCCTCCTGTTATTTTGTTTATAATCAAATACATCTACATTTACATTCTTTATTATGTTTTTAGCTGACCTTTCATCCTTAACTGTCAGCCTTACTAGAGCCTCAAATGGTTTGCAACCCACATGGTCCACAAAATCCATCCATACACCTGTGTTCTTGTATACCTTTACTGCTGTGGCGTTGTCACCACCCCTGTACAAAGCTTGAGTCCTCCAGTGGTCACCACAATCAATAAGATTGTATCCTATAGATTCTAGTATAGATTTGAAGTCACTAAAATTCTGAGATTTCCGGTATTCTGCCATCTCCAACGTCTGGACCATCTTGTAGGGGTAGGGAACGTGCCTCGACTATCTCACGAAGATCACCTTGCTCTGTTATATTAAAGTTTTTAAAATCTAAATTAATGAAATTCTTCCTTAGGGAATCTTCCACTTGTACTGGTTCTATGGCACCCGCTATGTCTCTGCCCAAATGTCTAGCTTTAACATTGACAAGTTTGTGAGTGCCAAAACCCCTGCCCTCTAACTCTATTTCATCATCTGTCTTCTTCCTAAGAATAAACATGTGGGAACAGAACTGTGTAATCCTATCCGATAGCGATACAATGCTCTCATCATCAACTACGTTTTGAGAGTTCCTGTTTGTTGTGATCCCGCTCCGGTTAGACTGCACAGAAGTAATCATAGGAATAACAGGATCTCCATCTTCCAGTACTTCTTTTTGAATGCACTTTTTAAACTTGTCAACCATCTCTCCTACAACCTGCCACTCATTCTTGTTAGCAGAAGACTCATTAGATGTTTTGATGTAATCAAAAGAGAAGACCATTCTGTTGCCTCTCCCAACTGTGGAGTAGTAGAATCTTTTTAAAGTGTTAACCATCGTGTCAACGTCCATTCCTCCGACATTATAATAGTAGAACTTCAAACCTTTAATCCTAGGCCAGACTGACCTAACTTTGGCCACCACTTCCTCACCAGCTTGCCTCCATCTACCACTCTCCAAAAGGTGCATAGGTACACCTGAGTGTGCAGCGCATTGTCTCATAATAAGTTCCTCTTTACTCATCTCTCCATTGTCGAAATGGAGAACAGGGACATCATACTTGAGAGCAACCTTGGTAGCATAATCCATACAGAACTGGGTCTTACCAACCCCAGACCTTGCTACAATCACAGTTATGTTACCGGGTCTAAGCAAAGATCCATAAATGTCATTAATCTTCTCGTGTGGCCCCATCATACCAAACTCCTCGATAGGGTTATTACCCCGCTCCTCAATCAGAGCCTCCATATCATCATAGATATTGTCTGGGGTGTTATCGCCAATCTCAAACAGATTTACCTGAGCGTTATAAATACTATCAGCCTCCTCTATGATCTGAGAGTAAGCTGCATCTGCTGACATAGATTTCATCTTCCTACCTATCTCTTCACAAGAGTTAAGCATTTGCCTTCGGACTGTAAACTTCTTAAGCTCCTTAGCAGTCTTTATAAGATTGCCTTTCGGAACCTTCCGCATTGCCAAAGACTTGATGTAATCAGAAGGATTAAGATTGTCTCGGAATGATAAACCTATGTCGCTAACACGCTGAGCAATGATGATCTCATCTATCTCATCTCCGTTGGAAATAGCTTGTTGAACAACCCTGAATACAGCGGAGTGAAGCGATGTATCTTCTGAGTAGAAATCATCGTTCCCGATAAAGTCGCTTATATCTATGTAACTCTCAGGATCTTTTAAGAGTCCCGCCAACAGCTGTTTTTCTAGTTCGTAATTATAAATCATCTGTCAATCCTTGCATTTCTGATGTTCCTTTAACCCAATCTTCTAACGCTTTCCTTAAACCTAACTCCATTATAGTAGAATCAAATTTAGAGTAAATCATCGGACTTCCATCTTCAGACGCTACCGCTAGTATAACACCTTTGTACTTGTCTGAATCTCCAGACAGATCGTAGATCTTAGATACTAATTGCTCTGGGATGGTGAATGGAAACTCTTCTTCGTTCATAAATATATACCTTGCTTCTCAAATAGGGCTTTGTCTACAGTATCCTCTGGGTAGATCTCTACCATCGTTATATCGTTCATTTCACAGAAGTCCAGCTTTTTCTGATCTCTCCTTAACTGCTCCAAGTATTTTAACCTATTCTTGTGGAAATGCTTGACAAACTTGGTGTGTTGCGCCCCTTGGACCTCTACAGCCACCCTTTTATTGGCGTTGTAAAAGTCCAAGGAGAGCCTACTACCTACTATTCTAAATTCTTCAAAGACGACATCGTTCTTCCAGAATGGGAACAGAAAATCCTTGACCCCTTTCTGGAACTTGCTCAAGCTTGAAGCCTCCCATTTTATATGGTACTTCTTGGGGTTCTTGAGGTTTCTTAGTTTGCCATCGGCAGTATAGAACTTCATGAAAACTCCTGAATGGCATTCTTAAAATAACCAATAAGGAATTCACACAGCCCTTGGTTCTCCTCAATAAGTTTGAAGAGGTTGTTCTCCCCTTGGACTTTTTCAGGCAAACTAAAGTTTGTTTCCGATAAGACTTCTTTAAAATCTTCTGTAATGCTGATCCAAGAGCCGCTCTTCTTAACAAACTCCCAAGCTGATAATAAATCTACGACTTCTTTCTCAACCCATATTGACCTACCACCCTCCTGTCCATATCTTACAGGGTAACTGATAGACATGTTGGTCTTTTCGTTTGGTGACTTCTTCACAGTTACTTTCGCAAAGTGTCCTATCGGTGGGTTTGTCTTAGGGTCTATCTTCTTTACAGAAGGGTTCCTCAAAATCATATCCCCATTATACCGGGGCTCAAACTGTATGATCCAATTGGCAAAGTGGAGCAAAGCGTTGCCCCCTGTAGCAGTAGTCTGTCTGACCGGACCCTTGGCGTATGGATCAAGTTTGATATCAGCCCTAACTTGGGAAATAAATATAGCCATATGCCCTCTCTTTTGCAGGGCGATAGACATCTTCTTCATGAATACACCTGCTATCACAGCACCCCCTGCAACCTTAGTAGAGTCTTCAAAGTTTTTGTCTACATCATTCTTAGGGATAAGTCCGTCCACAGAGTCCAAGACAAAACAATACTTAGTCTTATCATCATTGAACTGCACAAGCTTCCTCATAAGATCAACTACAACCTCATAGATATTAGACTCAAACACAAAACAAGTGCCATCAACCCAATCGTCAGCGTTGAAGACAAAGTTAATACCTGATCTTTTCCTCATCTCTGGAGAAAGCCGACCTTCAGCTTTAATAAACACTCCTCTAGCACCCGGCATCTTTAAGAAGTTTTTCATTACCTCTAATGATTCAGAAGTTTTACCTCCCTCGTTCATGCCTACAAATCTATGTAATCCGGGTCCAAACCCTCCATCAAGCTGCAAATCGAACTGAAGTGACCCGCTAGAGACTTTGTAGTTGATCTCATCTTCAAAGTTGTAGTGATCATCTTTTGTTTCCTTGAGGAAACCTTTCAGCATTGTATTTGGGTTCTGTTCTTTACTCATCTAAAAAATCTTTTAGGGTTTTTCTTTTTGGGGTAAAACTGATGTCTTTCCCCGACTTTTCACCCAGATCATAATCTGGATAGCGAGAGTTGTCAACAACATAATTAAAAGCTCTAAACTTCCTGTCTAAAGTCTCCTTAAGCTTGGGGCTGACTAGATAAGCCAATGAGTAGAACTTCTTCTGAAAGTTTACTATGTTCATAAACTCCAAAGAATACCTCTCGCAAAGGGTGTTCAAGAACTTCATCTCCCTAGCATAAAATGGACGCTTCCCTTGGTTGGGAACGTCCACTAGTCTAATCAAGATGTTTCTCTTGCTTATCTTCTTAGGTTTGGCCATTCATGGCCAAGTTAGCCCTTGTTCATGTCATAGTCAACCATTTTTCTTACAAGTCCTACAAAGTCCGTCTTGGGCTTCCACCCAAGGTTCCTACGAGCTTCCGAAGAATCCCCCCATAACAACTCTACTTCGGCTGGTCTGTAGAACTCTGGATTCACACACATTAAAACTTTTCCTTCATGTATATACTTCTCATCCACGCCTTCCCCCACCCATTCGCACTTTTCCAACGCAAAACCCGCAAAGTTAAAAGCTTGTTCCACAAACTCTCTAATGGTGTGGGTGTTATTGGAAGATAGGACATACTCCCTAGGCTCCTCTTGGTTCAACATCAACCAAACACCTTCCACAAAATCTTCGGCGTCACTCCAATCCCTTTTCGCATCAACATTACCTAATTCAAGGGGTTTAAAACCGTCTGATACATATTCGTTTTTAATACGGGCCACATTCTTGGTAATTTTACGAGTAACAAACTCCTCTCCACGGCGAGTTCCTTCATGGTTAAATAACCAGCCTTGGATAGCAAATAGATCGTAGGAGTCTCTCCACACCTTGACCATATGCCTCGCACTAGCCTTAGAAACCCCATACGGGCTTCTTGGACGTATAGGGTGAAGCTCTGACTGGGGTGAATACAAAACGTCCCCGAACTCCTCTGAAGAGCCAGCATTGTAATATCTGCAGTCGGGGCAGTGCTTACGAATAGCCTCAAGCTGATACAGAACAGCCATTGCGTTAGTCTCCATGTGGTTAACTGGCATCTTCCAGCTCACACCAACAAAAGAATTAGCAGCAAAATTGATAAAGTAATCAGGCTTCTCTTCGGAAATTACTAACTCAGTATTAGCTTGATCAGACACATCAAGGTCTATTAACCTAAATCTAGGGTGGTCTAGAAGGTGTTGAATGTTAACGTGATTCTTAACGCTTAACCTACGGACACCAGCAACAATCGTATGTTCAGTATTCTTCAAAAGATAATCAGCCATAAAACTGCCATCTTGACCTGTGACTCCTGTAATAATTATTTTTTTCATAATATATAATCAGAACAAACTGCAAAACAGTCGTAGTGTTTATTCTTCCAGTTGGCGTTATTATCTACAATGATAGACATTTTTCCAACCCTCTTTTCAGGAAAAGTCCAAATGTAACCTTTGGAAGTTAAGGTGAAATCGTCTGATTGATGCCAAAAATAGTCACAATTTTTAGGGACACTCCTCAAGGATTCAAAATTCTTACAGTGCAACCATAAACCTTTTCGTCTTATAAAGTCAAGGCTAACCTCATAAGTGGGTTTGTCGTGACCTAGATAGTAAGATTTGTCCACAAACCATAGATCTATTTCACAATCAAACCCCATACTTAGGACTTTAGAAATCTGATCTGGTTTATTTTCTTTTTGCTTGTCGGGGCCAAAAACATTCCCCCTGTGGGATATTAAACGCATTTTAGTCTATTATCACCGTACCATCTATAATTTTTATGATGTCCCCAATAACAATTGTGATCATCTTCAAAAGTCTTCCACCCTAAAGCCTCAGGATTTCCAAAGAAAGCTTGCTCCAAAAAATTAGGGAGTAAATTTCTATAAAGGTTAGTTAACCCATCCACAGAATAATCCCAAGGATTTTTTGTCCACCAGTCAATTAAATACTGAACGTCTCCATACAAGAGTAGATCACCAACAATTTTATCATCCAAACTGGTTTGCTCACTGACAACTAACCCTTTGTTAAAAATGTCATTGTTTTCCAGATAATCGTAAGCCCTATTCTTAAGAACCTTCTTACAACCCTTTTCTTTACAAGCGTGGAAGCCTTTTAGTGAGAAGTAGGGGTGACCTTTACCCAACTCGCTCTCCCTGACAACCTCTTCCCAGATAACCTTATCAAATTTTTTAACAAGATTGTCTGGGGGAGGGGTGCCATGACCACAAAGCACAGAAAAAAAATCCACACCTAAATTTGAATACTGATCAATCGCACTAGAAATCCAATCAAATTTTTTTTTCTCACCTTTTCTAACAAAGCAATGAGTAAGAACCAACCCTATTTTTTTAGAATTCATAATTTAATAGGTCTAAATCTTTTCTGTAAAAATCTTCAACTATTTTTATCATAGAATTGTCGTAGTGAACCTTGTATGGTTCGTTTATTTTGTCTGAAACTCTATATAAACCTAAATTGTCAAACGGGACTCCACATTTTTCAAAACAAATAGAAATTTCATCTAAGTTTTCATATCTAACGATTTTGTCTACAACAGCTTGATTATTGATATGGGTGAAATTGTGTTGTGGTATAAAATGGACATCACTAGAAAATTTCTGAATAAATTGATTCTTAATAAATTCATTAAAACCAACATGAATCGAACCTCTTTGATATCTGAAATCCTTATATGCAGAAAACAATCTAGCAAAGGGATTTCTAATCACACAAAATTTAAAATAGTTTTTGTAGTCTGCGTTTTCATTTAAAATATCTTTAATTTTTTTATGATGCAAATGTGGAAGTGGGTCGTCTAGTTCGCCTCCTTTTAAATTGTATGATTCTTTAAAATGCATATGTATTGAAGAACCAGCCGTTTTGGGAATATGGACAAATATAAACTTTCTTTTTTTACAAATAAACATAGGTATCAAAACTGTTTTCAAATGTTATGTCGGCGTGGTTCCATCTTGCAATAAATTTTTTAAATCTATTTATATCATAAGGTAAAATATTATCTAAGAAAAATTTTTGCTCTTCATCTGAGTTGGCTACTTTAGATATTTCTGGATTCATTTGACGTAAGATAGAACGAGCTAAAACTGTTTCTGCACAGTGAAAAGCATCGCATTCGTAAAGAGTTTTATCTGGTTTAAATAAATCACGCTTTAAATACATGGAATATAAATTTTGGACAGCTTCAACTAATATTTTTGTTCTACCTATGAATATATGATCTCCCATATGCAATCTATAGTTTCCAAACTCGAAACTTTTTGGAGTTTTATAGAAAATGTTGCCACACACTATTTTTTTATCATTATCTAAAAATACATTTATAAAATCATCAAGATATTCGTAACCTTCATCTGATCTTACCTTTAATGTATATTCAGAATTAATATCACTAAATCCTCTAAGCATTGTGTGTAATGCCCAGATAAATGTTGAATTTTGAGAAAAACCAATGCCTTGAGAAAAGCTGTCTGTTAATTTTTCAGCATTAGAGCGTAAAATATCTACATCTTTAAATTTATTTTTTACTTTTTTTATACCTTTATGATTGTCATCATAACAACTTACTACAACATTCCCATATTTTTGATAGTTTTCTATAAAATCTAAGCAAGCACTGTCTTCTTTGAGTGGGCCTTGAATTAAGATAGTTAGTCCTTCTGTTTTCATTGGCTCATTCTGGTCATGTGTCTACCTCCATCAAAGGATGAGTTTTTCAAAGAGTTTATAATCAACTCTAAAGAATCTTTGTCTGTATATTTTGAAGGTATCGAAAAAAAATTTGCACAATTATGCCTTCTTGACATTTCTGCGGTATATTCGTCAAAAATTAAAGCAGCTCTAACAGATGATTTTTGGTTTGCTAAGATATTTACTCCCTGACCAGTTCTGCAAAAGCCTAAAACAAAATCGCAAATCTTATTATTGATAGAATCAGTAGCTTGTCCTACATAAGCATTATAATCCACATCTTTTTTTAAGTGACATCCAAAGTCTATGAATTTAATCCCCAAGTCAGTAAGTACTTTCTTGGCGTCCTCTTTTCTCTCAAACCCTGAGTGGTCACAACATAACCCAACAGGCTTTTCTCCGAATTGGTAGGCTACTTTATTAACGAAAAATTCTAACTCTTCAGGAGTCCCCAGAACGTGCATTTTTTGAACCTGTTTAATACCTATCTTATGGCCATCCCTAATTAAAAGGTTGTACATCGGGCAGATATAAAACTCGTCTTTAGTGCGAATGTCTTTGCTGACTAATTCTTCAGCGTATTTTACAAAGTTAGATCCTTTTCTGTAAAAATATACGCCTACAGCAGCATCTGAACTAATAACTTGTTTTTCCGCTGTTTTTAACACAAAACCCTTTTCATCGGTTTTTGCGTAACTGTGGGCAGGACTATTAGCTTTAAAGGTTAGAATACCACCATCCCAATCTTCAGGAATGTCAGAAATTTTAAATTTAGATTGGAAATAAACATCAGGCGTATAAATCAAGAGTGGTTCATCGTTATCTATGTAATCTTTGGCAAGGAGGCAGGTTGAAACTGAGCCGTCTGTATCATGATCAACAACTATAATTTTAACATCATCCCCAAATTTATTTTTTAGAATAACATCTATTGAATAATTCTGTATATGATCTAACCTAACAGCAAAAATTAAATTGCAATTTTTGTAATCTAAGGATTCCATTGCCCAATCGATCACCTGTTTTGTTTTTGCCATAATCAAGGGCTTTGGCATGTCATAACCTTGGTCAGCAAATCGTTGAGCTTTGCCAGCTATTGGTAGAAGTATATTATATTTCATTATTAACTAAAGCTTTGGTTGTCTCTGTGCAGGTTGTCTTAACAGCTTCTTCGATACTTGTATTGTAGTATTTACTCAAAAATATTCCACAAAAAACGTCTCCAGCCCCATTTACGTTCAAATTTGGTAATGGTTCATGATCTTGACTCATAACTACCTTTTTATTTATAACACATTCGCATCCGTTTGGGTCGTGTAGAATTACAGGAGTTGAAATATCAATATTGTCATAAAGATGTTTTCTTTCTCTAGAATCAAAAATTATCGAACATTTTTTTAATAAACCTAGGTACCTTACTCTTTCAATATCTTTGCAAAAATCCACACTAATAGGTACGTCTATATTTATTTTATTTATGTTGGAGATGTCGTCTAGGTATGAAATATGTAACCAATCTAAACGGTTCGTAGGTAATTCAGGGGTATCATTATTTTTTAATTTTGTCAATACCGAAGTTCTACAACTATTTTTAATATCACTAAAAATATCGGCACTCACCTCCCCATCTTCAAAAAACGACAATGAAATGCCTTTATCCCTTATTTTTTTAAAGTTATATATACCCCCTAAACTCTTTTTTACCTCTCTAGGAACATTTGTTTCAGATAGACGAAATTCATCAAAATAATAGATAGTATCTATATACCTCCGACCAAAGAGACCTAGTTTAAAATTTCTCAGATTCATCCAATTTTAAAAATAATTCGAAATCAAAATTACCCACTAATGACTCGTTCTCTAAAAAAGAGAACAACTCTATTAATATATTGTCGCCACCCCTACTCTCTAAAACTTTATCGCAAACCTGTTTTACTTCTGGGGCCGCATCAGAAGGGCATAGTGAAAAACCTACAGATTTTAAAAGGTTTATATCAAAAATGTCATCACCAATATAGAGCATTTCTTCTGTAGAACAGTTGTAAGTTTTTTTAAAAGTTTCTATAAAACTCGTTTTATCTACACACCTAGCGTCATAAAAGTCAATATTTCTATTTTTAGCAATATTCTCATTTATATTTTTATCCCCTGAGCAAAAACATACACCGACGCCACAAGATTTTAATTTTTTAATAACTGTAAAGTCCTTATCGCAAAAATTTTTACCAAAACAAAACCCGTCTGGTCCGTAATTTTTTTTACCATCAGTAAGAACTCCATCTACATCAAGAATAACAAGTTTAATAATCATAATATGGAACCTATATATCCTCTGTCCGTACAATGTTCTTCCCGGCTGATTTTACTATGCTTAACTATAGAATGCTTGTTCATTTTTATTTTAGCTTTTTCTCTCACCCTTAGTGACCATTCTACATCCTCGTATTCAGTAGCTCGACTATAATCTTCATCTAAAGGATTAAAAAGCATGAATCTTCTTTTCGCCACCCAGTAAGTTCCAGATATATATTGATTTTTAACTCTGGACTCATCATTGTATGGTAGTTCAATACCTCTACCCAATATAGGGTCATCCCAAGTAACCCAATCTCGAAATCTCTGACCATGTATATTTTGTATAGCATTCATGCATACATCCCAATCATTGCCAAATTCTACAAAGTTTTTATACCAATCTTTTTGTAACTCCAGATAATCGTGAGAATAGACGACATTTTCATAAACAGCTCTAGCTGTTATGATATTTTTTTTCTTCGTTATCCACCCTGAAGGGCATATTTGTTCTGGAAAGGGTATGTAAACTGACCTATCAGCACGTATATCTACTTCGATAATTTTATTGGGGTCACCTCCCACTACTATAATCTCATATTGATCTATATTCTGAGAGTGAATGGACGATAACATATCACCCAATCTTTTATAATCGTCTCCGTTAGTTACAATACCAAAAGTAAAATTCATTTTTTTTGTTGTTTAGAGTAATTTTTCAAGTGTGTCAGATTTACATTTTTCAAATCTAACTCCACCCTTACTACATTTTTAGGGTCAACATAAACCAAACCGTGACTACCTAGCTCTACGCAAAAATTAACATGATCACATAAACCATCTGTTGACCATTTTACTTTTTTTAATATATCTGTGTAAGTCAGAGCAAACCCCCCAAAGGCAGAAAAACACTTCACAGGTTCCCCTAGATACCATTTCATCCTATCTAAACCATTTTTAAATGGGCAGTCTGAGACCGCTAACGCATCTTGTCTATTCGCATCAAAAAGTGGACAAACATCATAATAAGAGTCCTGCGACCTATCGGAGTGATAGTCAGGTATGTTTTGTCTGACATTAGGCGTTAACAAAACACAATCTTTCAACTTGTTTATTCCTTGAATATGCTGCTCCAAGTTGTTTCTGTTAAAAATAACATCTGAGTCAATCAGAATTGTGTATTTACTTTTCGAACATTCAAGGAGTTTTTTGCATTTATTTCTACATTCGCAGAGAAATTGCATTCTCTCCACATCTTCCACACTCTCAAACTTTACCGCATTCAGAGTTTCATGCAAAAACTCACCCTGCCTACCTTCCATCCACTTCTTTACCAGATCCACAGTATTATCCTTAGAATCATTCTCATAGAAATAATACTCGAAATTGTAATCTAGAGACTCCAAGTCTTCAAACTGAGCTAGAGTTCTAGCTAAGTGAGGCTCACTATCTCTAAACAAGGAGTAAACAGCTATAGTATCTCTCATGCTAACGCATGATTATAACTCAAAGCTCCTCTTCTTCAACAACCAGTTTTATTTCAGTAAGAAAAGGATAAGCATTCAGCAGATCTTGATGCTCTGCAAACCCCTCATCGTCCCAACTCCACTCACTATAAACCTCTTCTTCGTCCCAAGCTAAGACTTCGTTAGAAACCATCTTGCTGACAGGTTTTTTAGACCAGAACTTGCAGCTCCAATAACGAGGAGTTGTCTTATCTTTAGCTGTATCACATTTGTGCCTAGCTCTGAAACTGCGGCGGCGAGCGGGGTCATCACGTTTGATCTCCATGTTTGGATCACCAAACTTTACCATAACTATATTGCCAGTCTTTGGATTTTTGACATAAACCCCATACTTCTTCTTGCCACCTTTTAATCTAAAGGGCTTGTTCAAAGTTTTCTTTTCTGCGTCTGAGTATTCAAGATCTTCAATCTCTTGATCTGACTCTTCATCAGTGATGGACGCTTCAAGCATTTCAAGGCGAGCCAAAACAAAGTCAATCTCTTCGAATGCCCAGAAAGCTTTTCCTTGCTCCTCTAGGTAATACTCTTCAGACCCTTTGGCTACATCTTGGTCAGCAGCCCTGTAGGATTTCTTAACACTGCCGCCACGGACCATCTTCAGGAACATATTGACACGAGCCATAGCCCACTGCCCCCTAGTTTTTCCGGGACGGTGGGAGGATGAGAAAGCCCCAGCACCACGACGGTAGATTTTCTTTAACTGACCTAAAGTAACTCTCTTGGAGTGCTTTTCGTTATGCTCTTTTACTTTGTTCTTTAGGGCTGTGACCACCTTGGCTGAGAACGTAATAGATTTTCCATCTTTTCCAGCAGAACCCTTTTCGTTTTTACTGGAACCCTTTTTCTTCTCAGAAGGTTTAGCAGGTGTTTGAGCCGCCCCTTTTTTGCCGGGACGTTTCGCCGCTTTAGAACTTTCTAAAAACTCCTTTGCTTCTTTTGAAAAATCGAACTCCATTATACTTTATAATACACTTTTTTTTATTAAAAATGAAATTAACCCTCGCAAGATGTACATGTAAGTATTGACCTAGCAAGCTCTTGGCTAGGATTAGCACTTCTCTG